TTTTGGTGTCAACGGTTTAGATTTCTTGTTCGGGTTTTTAGTATCCCAAAATGCTTTCTTTTTCATGCAACCTCCACGGTATACGATTCGACATAACCTGACGCCAATACTACATTGACGACGCCTTCAGGTACACGCAATGGAACCCCTTTTTTGAAGAAGTAACTTTTGCCTGCTATGTCGCATTGGATCGTTCGGTTCAATGTAACGTTATGCCAAAGGGTCGCTGTTTCGGGTTCTACTGCCGTCAACATTTTGCCTACAGGTAGGGTGTCGGCAAGTTTGCGGGCCGCTTTCTCCCATGACCATTCGTGTACTTTCGGCAACATTTTTTTGGCATGATCCAAATAACGGTGATGGTTGTTGTACATTTCTCGCATCGCTTCAGCCAACTCTTTCGGGTCGGACTGATCCCACATGCCGGTATAGATGTTGTATGTTGCGGGGGTTTGCTTGTATCCCAACACGATTGGTGACAGGTAGGCGAAATCTTTTTGCCCTGTCGAATCGTTAATGATCGTCGGGATACCCATAGCCATAGCCTGCAACGGCATCAGCCCGAAACCTTCGCCTCTGGTCACAGCAATGAAACAGTCGGCTTTTGTAAAATAGTCTAAGGTTTCTTCTTCGGTAAACCATTTCCTGTGCATGAACACGTTGTCAGGTAAAACAAGATCGGGTACACCGTACGCTTCAGGGTTCGGTTTCAAATGTAGTTCGGCGTCAAGGTCAGCAAGTTTGAACGCCTCGAACACGATATCTAAACCTTTGCGTAACCATTGTGAACCACCAGCATGAAACCTGAACCGTTTGTTTGGTTCCCGTTTGCGTGGCTTCCAAATGTTTTTGTCAACCCCTAACGGTACGAGATGCACGTTGTCGTGATAGCGGGAGAACAGTTCAACATTATGGTTACAGGGTACGATGATCTGGTCATAGACGTTGCACCAGTCGCTTTGCTGTTGGTTCAGTTCACTTGATTCCCACATCGTAAAACAGGCTCGATGCTGGTTTTTGTAAAAGGTTTTTATCTGGTATGGCTGCATCATGTTCACCATCACATCGGCGTGTTCGTGTAACGTGATGTCTGCCGGTACATGTTCCATGACCCTTTTGTACATTGCACCGTACCCGTATCTTGGGTGCGGATAACCGAGCCAAGACTGGTAGTTCACTCAAATACTTCCGGGGGCCAACAGGTTCCAGGAATGATCCCGCCTTTTTTTGCTAAACGTTTCATTAAAGCAATATCATCAAAAGAATGTGGCGCGGGATTTCGTGAATACTGTTCTGTGTGATGCGTGTAATAACTACGAACCTTTGTGTCAAATGTTAAATGAATCCCCGCGGCTCGACATTCTAAAAAATATATCCAATCACTCCAACAAGCAACTTCACGAAACTTGATACGTTCAAGCATTGACAATGACCATAAGGCCCAACCAGTTAATGGGAACCATTCTTCTTCATAAATGTTTTCCCATCCTTGTTGGGTTGGCTGATAAATTTTGCCGTCAGAACCAAGTAACGGACCTAAGGTAATGTCGCCACCAAAAACCAAATCTTTTAACGAGTCAACAGGCATACCATCATCAAGCCCGCATCCAATCATTAACTGTGTTTTCATGTGTTTGGCAGCAAAAGAAAACCAAGTATCTTGGTTAACTTCTGGTTCTACAACAACCCTAAACCTGTTGCCTAAACCATCAATGGGTTTGTCTGCAATTATTAAAAATTCATACGGCTGAGGATCAAGCGCCAACATTTGTGGCAGCCATTTGGGTTTACCCCAACGTTCCCAATAATCACCCCACAACGGAGAACAAATTGTTACTTCACTTGGGTCTACTGATCGCATCAGTCTGCGATTTTTTCTAGTTTCGCTGAGCCATCAATTTTTGTTGGCTGCCCACCCGTTTTGCGTATCCGTTTATAGGCATCCAAATCTTTGTCAAGTACACGTTCTTTAGCGTTCAAATCTGCGACATTGTGACGTGTCGGCATCGCCGAACCTGACACACGGACATGGCTGATACGGCAAGCGAAGCAACCTTCAACGTCTCGATTTGGATGTGGTTCCCTCTGTTTCATAATCCCCTAACTGATATATGCGCCGTAACCTGCCGATGTTAAAGCCGCAACTTCGGCGGCGTCAACAATGTTATCTGATCCACCCCAATAAACTTTGCTGATCGTAGTGATGTCGTTCGGTTCGTTTTCTGTGAACGTGCCGTCAGTCAACAAGAACACGTTTCTGCCCCGTGGTTCGTTATCGAAATGTTTGAACAGGTTGAAAGCCAAACGGACTTCTTCGGATGCAAACTCGTTCGGTGGAATACCGAGCGCCACAAAGTCGTCTGTAGGTGGGTTAAAAATACTCATGTTACGTAACTACCATAGCCTGCTGATACAAGTTCGTCTTTTTCTTCTTGGGTTACAAAGTTCTTGGTGCCACCCCAATAAACTTTTGACACCTGATCGTATTCGCGTTGTTCAACTTCGGTGAATGTGCCGTCAACCAGTTTGTATACGTTCACACCAGCATACTGTGGGTCGGCGTAACGGAACAGTCGACCAGGGATACTTGTATCAAACCTGTCGGCTGAACGTATCTCTGTTGTTGACGGTGTACGGAACAGCAACAGTTTGACTTGTGTGGCGCTCTGTGTGCCTGTGCCTGTGGCTGTGGCTGTGCGTTGGCAGACACGGGCCGAAACAATGCTATGGGTGCCTTCACCTGAGCCTGTAGCAGTACGGGACCTTGTAGTGAAACTTGTGGTACTGGATGCCCCTGAGCCGTTCCCTGTTGCGCTACAAAGCAAGTAACGAAGCGGGGTGGCACTAGATGACCCTGCGCCCGATCCTGACGCTGTACGCGCCCGTGTGACTTGAAACGTGACCGACGATGTGCCGGTACCCGAACCTGTAGCCGTTCTAACAGCGGTACGCAAACCTGTTGAAACAGATGTGCCGGCACCCGAACCTGTGGCTGTGCGAATGTTGACCACCAAAATTGATGCGGTTCCCGTACCTGCACCCGTACCTGTGGCTGTGCGTGGCGCAATATGCAAACCGACAGCATCACCGTCAGTAGTGCCTTGACCTGATCCTGTGGCGGTACGTGGCGCGTTGTGTACACCTGTTGCCGATCCTGTGCCTGTACCCGTACCTGTTGCGGTTCGGATTGCGGTAACAAAACTTGAAGCCGTTTCCGTTCCCGCACCGGAACCTGTTGCTGTGCGTATCGCCACCAAAAGCGAAGTGGCGGTACTAGAACCAACACCGTTACCTGATGCAAGGAATGTTCGTATTACAAGCGAAACAGTTGACGAAGTGCCTGTGCCTGAACCTGTGGCGGTTCGAGGCAACAACTTTATGGCTGTAGCAGTTTGTGTTCCCGTACCCGAACTTGTGGCGGTTCGCAATTTGACGATTGTTTGATTAGCGGTTTCTGTTCCCGTACCAGACCCTGTGGCTGTGCATACTTTGACACGCACCCCAGTAGAAGTTTGTGTGCCGGTACCTGACCCTGTTGCGGTGCGTGTAGTGACGCCACCATAAAAACCTTGAGTGTTCGCAAACGGTGACGCAAAATAAATAACTTTGCGCCGCGTATAATTGGGTACCTCGGCGAACTCCCTGAACCCAGGGGTGTCACGATACCCGAAAGTAAAATCGGTGACTCCAGTAGCCATAGGGCTACCTCACCCTAATCGAGGCTAAGAGTTAAAGCGGTGATCTGAAATGTGTCACCGGCAGTAACAGCCGCAGACGACGACAATGCGCCAGTCCACAAACAGTTGCCAGCAGTCGAGTTATCCCACGCAGACCAATGCGAATATGTTTCCGTAGTAGAAACGTTAGTCCACTCCAACGTCGCTGAAGTGGCAATAGAACCCGACGAAGCCGAAGCCCACGAAGCAGCCTTACGAGTTGTTTCTGTCGCCGCGTTGCTTGTACCTGCTTCGCCAGCATCGCCCGTATGCAACTTAATGTACACAGTCGTTGGCATAGTCCACGCAGTTTTACCTGTCGTGTGTTCCAAAATTTTGTTTTCTGCATAATTAGAAATAGACATTTGTTACCTCACACGAAATAATAGCAGAACGAGAAAAGGGGTCAGGCAGGGGAAAAGCCTGACCCCCCTCTCAACTTACAACTGAACTATAAGGTTCAGGAGCCGAGGCTTGAAGCCGACTCGATACGACGAAGCGAAGCCTCGCGGAATCGAGCATAGCCACCGAGCCAGTACCAACCGACAGGTTGGAAACGTGACAACACGTCAACTACTGGACCGCGTACGACACGTGGGAACGGGCCGTTGCCGTCAACGATTGAGTGTGCCTTCGCCAAAGCCTGACGGCCTGCGATGTGTGTGCAGTAAGCATCAACTGTTCCAGTCGATCCTGAACCGTTTGAGGCGTTCTCAAAGATTTTGGCTCGTGGAGTCTCAATGAAACGGACACCTTCAAAAGCGCCGATTTCACCGTTGTAGATGCCTGCTGGATCGCTGTACACGTGCGGGTCACGCCACGATGCTACGCCTGTCTCCTTGCGAAGATCGTACGAAACGTCTGGGTGAATGTAACCCATGTACATGCCATTGAAAGAAACTGCGTTCGCTTTGCGAAGTGCAGCAACAACCTTGCGGATGTCGTTTGCCTCAATGATGTCAGTCGCCGTAATGTAATTACGTGCGCTTGGAGTTGTAGTTCCGCCACCACCGTAGACAACGTTTGTTCCTGCAGCGATTACGTCGCGGATAACACCGTCAACCGAGATACCTGCGTTGTAACCAACGAGGTTAGCGGCTGGCGAATCCACAACAAGGAACGATGTGCCCCCAAGTTTCGCTGTTGTCGTTTAGGCGCTCCCCGTTTCTTCCAACGTCACTTCAACTTGGCTGTCGCCCATAACTACTGGAGTTACGTCTGTGTCCTCAGTAAGTGTCGAAGTCTTTTCAGCGAGATCGTTGAAAATTGTGAACTTGACCGATGAACCTGGCATTGCTTGTGCGACCGGCATAACGTCTGCGACCGCATCGAACAAAAGTTCGCTACGAAGCGCAAAATACGCAATCCGATCAAACGCAACCTGATCTGTGAGAAGGCTGCTTGTTTGTGTTTTTGACATTTCCTGTTATT